GTAGATCATACTGCTTCACGTTCTCTTGTGAAGGACATTGGTGTGGCTGAAGGTTGTGCGGATCCACAGGCGTTGTCTCTTGAGAATGCGGTGTTTTTGCCAGCAATGGTGAGAATAGCGGATGAACAAGGGATAATTGTTGGTGGATTAATGGTGAAAGGCAGTGTTGGATTGTTTCCGAGGCATTTCTTTTCTACTTTCGTTCGCGAGAGTAAAGAAGAAGGCGCTAAGTTTACAATAACACTGGCTGATGGATCATTGGCGAAACATGTGCGATTTGACAAGAACAGGTACGTTCCGCTTACGTCGGTGAGTGGGAAGTTGAAGGATGTGTGTCTATATTATTTTGGAGCTGAAATTAGAGCGTATAAGGATATAGTGGATCATTTTGTTTCAGAGCGGGATATTGAGAAATATACCCACTTTGCAGGCGATTTGATTACTTTTCCTCCTACCTCGAAGTTTCCAGTTACGAAGTATTGTAGTACGATAAGACCGTTGAGTTATAGTGAAGGACATTATCGAGATCATGAAGGCGAAGACTATTGGATGTTGGAAGGCTGGGAATACAATATTCCCACAGCACCAGGTGATTGCGGTGCGGCGTTGGTTGTTCATAGTTCAGGATTGCGACGGAAGTTGGTGGGAATCCATGTGAGTGGAGCTCCATCTTCAGCTGAAGGTTTTTCTGAATTAGTGACATCAGAGCAGATCGAACGAGCGATGAAGAAGTTTCCAATGGTTGTTGTTGGCCAGCCCATTCCTAATGGGTTGGAGAGCGTGATGTTTGCGAGGCCGAGAGAACTGGTTGTGCAGTCGAGCACATTGACGGTACTTGGGACAGTACCTAGCGAGGTTTGTCCACGTGGAGCAGAGAAAACACAAATCTTGAGGAGCCCTCTTCACGATCAGGTGTTTGCACATTGCAAGGAACCATCAGCGTTAACAGTGGATGACTCTAGAATCAGTGATGAGTTTAGAGGTCAGTCAATGTTGGCGCGCGGTGTTCTTGCGTTTGGGAGGTCGCTCCCAGCGCCACGGTTGGATTACGCGAAGAAGGCAATAGCGTATGTTTCGAACAAGATACGCTCGGTGATGAGAAATGAACCTCGGTTCATTTGTACGGAGAAGGAAGTGATCAACGGAAAGCAGGAGTTCACACATTGTGGTTCCATGGAGATGGCAACGTCCCCAGGGTATCCCTATGTGTTGGAACGTCCTGCGGGATGTAAAGGTAAATCGTACTTGTTTGATGGTGAAGAAGGTGAACGTGTAGTTGCGAATGCTTTATTGAGAAAGAATCTTGATGATCGAGAGGAGAAATCTAAACGATTGGAGAGACCTTTGTCTTTTTGGCAGGCGCAACTCAAGGATGAGTTGAGACCTATGGAGAAAATCGCTATAGGTAAAACAAGAGTCTTTGTGGCTTCGAATGTGGATATGACGATGATGAGCAGGAAGTATATGTTAGCTTTTACTTCTGCGATGTTTCGTAACTGTAATGATAAGGGATTCTTCTATGCCCCTGGTATGGATGTGTTTTCTTATGATTGGACAGTTATGATGAATGGTTTGCGGTCAGTGTCGAAGTATGGTTGTGCTGGTGATTTTGGAAAGTACGATACGAGTTTGCATGCGATGTTTATTGACGCAGTGTGTGATGTTATGAATGATTGGTTTGATGATGACCTGAGATTTGTGGACTCGCAAGAGAACAAAAATGTTAGGAAGACTTTATTCCATGAATATATTCACACAATGATGTTGGTAGGCAACACGGTCTGTTATAAGCATGGTGGTAATCCATCAGGGAACGCCCTGACGACGATTATTAATACTTGTGTCAACGAGATGGCGAGTGCTTATGTATATTTGGAAGTGGCCCCGGACGATCAGAAGGATTTGACGTTTTATGATGCTAATGTTCAAAACAAGTCCTATGGAGACGATATTATAACTGCTATAAAGAGAGGAATCTTGGAATGGTATAATATGATAACAATCTCTAAAGGATTTGAAACTATTGGCATGGAGTACACAGACCCGGCGAAAACAGGTGCGGAGTTGGTGGCAGTGCGTGAGCTCGAGGAATTGACGTTCCTGAAGTGCGGCTTTCGGAAAGTTGGGAAATTATGGTTTCCTACCTTATCGAAAGAATCAATTCAGGAGTTGACTAATTGGGTTTCAAACACTGGTGATGAGTGGACGCTGTGTCTCGAGAGTTGTAGTGACGCTCTGAAATATGCTTTCTTTCACGGAGGAGAGTATTTTAATGAGGTCAGGACAAAGATCGAGAGAGCAGCGATGGCTCACGGACGACATTTCGTGTTACCGGACGAGGAGTATTACGCGGTGCAGTTTGCTAAACGTGGCAAAATGCCGAGCTTGGCGTATCACAGTTGTGGAACTGTGAGTGTGTATGAAGAGTATACGCTGGGCACGAGGAGTGTGATGGAGATGGTTGTGCAATCAGGAAGAGCAAATCCTGAGCCACATCTCTTGGGTGAATCTTCACCTGAAGAGAAAGTAGTGGCGAGTGACAGTATCGGTATTGTCATGGTTGAACAAGCTGAGACAATTGAAGTTGGACGAGTCGGAGAATCAAGTGTGGATGTGGCAGCGATGGCGGCGATGAAGGATTTTCAGTGGACGGTATCGCAGTTGGTTGAAAGATCGACTTTGGTAACGACTGCTGATTGGACTACGTCTAACCCTCAAGGTGTGGCTTTGCAAGTGTATTCGGTGCCTGGTGATTTGATTGTGGACAACACTGTTACTCATACGCCGTTTGCGTTGTATGCAGATTGGCGTGGTGACGTTGAAGTTCAGATTAGTATCACAGGCACGAAGTTCGTGACGGG